CGATCTATCCGGTGCTGCTATTCGTGTCGCGTGTGCGCTACAGCAAACGCTACCGATTCTATGAAGTGAGCGAAGGCGCAGCGCAGTACCGGTTCCCAATTGAGTTCGCGCTCGCAATGCGACAGGCGTTGAGGACGGCGAGATGACGAGCCACGCAGGGGCCGTCAGGTCGGCGACCGATCCGATAGGCGTACCCCTGCAGGGGTCGCGACGATCGGCCCGTGCGGGCTTTCGCGGGTCCTTCCAGAGAGGGACGCAGGAGGGTAATGCTAAGCCCGATCTTAGACTAGTTCCAAACTGTTGTAGCGCCACCACATGCAAGCCGAACTCTGGACGCTGAACCGCCTGGCGGTCGAATTGGGCCGGGACCGGCGGGCGCTGGCTCGTGATCTGGATGGACTGGAGCCGGATCACGTCGAGGCGATGAAGGCCGGCCGGATGGATCGGCGCTGGCGGCTCAAGCGCGTGGTAGAGCATCTTTATGCGGGCGGCGCGGGAGAGTTGGACGGCCCGCGCGAACGGGCGCGCAAGGACAAAGAGTCCGCCGACAAGTTAGCTATGGAGAACGCTGTTCGCCGCGGCGAACTGATCGAGATGGAGGAGGTTGAACGCGGATACGGGTCGCTGGTGATGGCGGCTCGTGCGAGGCTGATTCAGCTACCTGATGCAATTGGACAATTCTGCCCCCCAAGCGTTGCCGGTGTGGTCATTGCCGAGGTGCGCAAGCGCGTCTACGAGGCACTCACCGACCTGGCTAACACGCCTGAACCGACTGTTCACGCCACCACCGCGGTTAACGGTGAGCGAGTGGGCGGACAGGACGAGACGGTTGTCGAGCGAGAGCAGCGCGGAGCCGGGACAATGGAGAACTGACCGGGTTCCATATTTACGTGCGGTCATGGACGCGATGTGCGATCCGGCGGTGCGCGAGTCGGTGTTGATGAAGTCGGCTCAGGTGGGTGGCACCGAGGCGGTGAACAACATCATCGGCTACCACATTGACCAGGACCCGGCGCCGATGCTGCTGTTGCAGCCGACGCTGGAGATGGCGGAGGCGTGGTCGAAGGACCGACTGGCGCCGATGATCCGCGACACGTCTGCGCTGGCGGACAAGATCGCAGACCCCAAGGCACGCGACAGCGGCAACACGCTGCTGCACAAGCGTTTTGCCGGTGGGCATCTGACGATAGTTGGCGCGAATTCACCGGCCGGGTTGGCGTCGAGGCCGATCAGGGTGCTGCTGTGTGATGAGGTGGATCGATTCCCGTCGAGCGCCGGGACTGAGGGGGACCCGGTGGATTTGGCGCGACGGCGCACGGCGACGTTCAGGAATCGCAAGGTGCTGATGATTTCGACGCCGACCGTGAAGGGGTCGAGTCGCATCGAATCTGCGTTCGAGCAGTCGGACCAGCGGTACTACTTCGTGCCGTGTCCGCACTGCGAAGCCATGCAGCGACTCGTGTGGGCGCAGGTGCATTGGCCGCAGGATCGGCCAGAGGAAGCGGCTTACGTATGCCAGCATTGCGGCGCCGAGATCGACGAGGCGCAGAAGTCGCAAATGCTGGCGGCGGGTGAGTGGCGATCTTCGCGGCCGTTCAACGGCGTGGCGGGGTTCCACATTTCCGAGTTGTATTCTCCGTGGACGTCGTGGGCCGAGATGGCACGCGCGTTTCTACGCGCAAAGCCGTTTCCGGAAACCCTGCAGACGTGGATCAACACGGCGCTGGGCGAAACGTGGGAAGACAGCGGCGAGAAGCTGGAATCTGTCGGGCTGATGGCGCGACGCGAGTCGTACACCGCGCAATCAATTCCCGCAGGGGTGCGGCTGCTGACGGCCGGGACGGACGTTCAGGACGATCGGCTCGAGGTCTTCCTTTACGGGTGGGGCGTCGACGAGGAAGCGTGGCGCATCGAGCACAAGGTGTTGCGGGGCGATCCTGGCGGGCAGGCGTTGTGGAAGGAACACGACGAGTTCCTGACGCGCCGATTCCGCACCGACGATGGACGCGATCTGATGATCGAAGCGTGCTGCATCGACTCGGGTGGGCACTTTACGGAACAGGTCTATCGGTACTGTCTGGCGCGCAAACGGTTCCGGGTGTGGGCGATCAAGGGTATTGCGGGTGCCGGGCGTCCGGCATGGCCGAAGAAAGCCGGGTATGGGCGGGCGGTCAGGGTGGCGCTGTGGATGATCGGCGTAGATACGATCAAGGCGCTGATCTACGGTCGACTGAAGAAAATCAGCGAGCCAGGGCCGGGTTACTTTCATTTCGACGCCAATGCGGATGATGAATTTTTCGAGCAACTCACGAGCGAGACCGTCGTAATGCGCGTGAGCATGGGTCGGCATGTGCGCGTGTGGAAGCCGAAGAAGGCTGGCATCCGGCAGGAAGGACTCGACGGCACGGTCTATGCCTACGCGGCGATGCTGGGTAGGGGCGGCGCGGAATTGCTGAACGCGCGCGTGAACGCGCAGCCAGAGGCGCAAGCCGAGACGCAGGTGCCAACGCCGGTTGCGCCGAGTGAACGTGCGGAGTCCGTTAATCGTCGTCGACCCATGCCGGCGCGCTCGCGCTGGTCGAATCGCTGGAGGTAATTGTGCCGACGATGGATAGCATTCCGGAAAAGCTCACGGCCGGGGATACGTGGCGGTGGACGGTTGCATTTGCCGACTACCCTGCTCCGACGTGGATTGTGACGTACACGTTCCGCAACGCGTCGGCGTCGTTCAGTGCGCAGGCTGCGGCTGATGGCACGAGCCATGCCGTGACAATCGCCGCGGCGACCAGTGCAGCAATCATCGCGGGTCGGTACCAATGGACTGCGCGAGCGGTATCCGGGTCGATTGTCGAGACGATTGATTCAGAGTCCGGGTGGGTGGAAATTCTGCCCGACTCAATCGCGGGGCAATCCCGCGATATGCGATCGTGGGCGCAGCGCGCGCTCGACGCGGTAAAGGCGACGATTGAAGGCACGGCCACCTCGGCGCAGCAGACATTCAGCATTGGCGGGCGATCGGTGTCGTTAATGTCGTGGTCGGAGTTGCGGCGCAAGCAGGTAGATCTGGAAAACGATGTCGCGCGCGAGGAACAATCAGATCGGCTTAGGACTCGTGGCGTGTCGAGTTCCCGTGTACTGGTGCGCGGATGAGATGGCTGTCTAGCTTCGGCCGCTGGTTATCCGGCGATGCCAAGCGCGCGCCGCGTCGTCAGATACGCAGCACGATCGTGGCCGGAGAACAGGGCCGGCTGACTGAATCGTGGACGGGCGTAGTTGCCAGCGCCGACGCCGCTCTCTACGGCCGGCTGCCGCTGGTGCGTCAGCGTAGTCGCTGGTTGGCGTACAACAACGATTACATGCGCAATTTCCTGCGCCTGTGCACGAACAACATCGTCGGCCCGCATGGCTTCTCGCTGCAGGTACGCACGAGTCTGGCGGACGGCAGTCCCGATACGGCACTGAATGATTCGGCAGAGTCCGCGTTCTGGCGGTGGTCGCGTCGCGGTGTGTGCGATGTCTCGCGCAAGCATTAGCTGCGCTCGCTGTGCAATCTTGTGGTCGAGGCGGTCGCGCGCGACGGCGAGACGCTGGTTCGCAAGGTCTACGGCGCGAGCGCGAACGAATACCAGTTCGGCTTAATGCACATCGACATTGACCGGCTGGACGAGAACAAGTCGGAGGTCTTGCGCGATGGCCGCGTCATCAAGATGGGCGTCGAGATGGACGCACTAGGTGCGCCGATCGCGTACTGGATCAGGCAGGACAACCCGCACGATTACCAGATGTCTGCGCGCTCATCCGTCTCTGTGAGAGTACCCGCGAGCGAGATTCTGCACATCGGCCTGTTCGAGCGGCCGGAACAGACGCGATGCCTGCCGTGGTCGGTGAGCGCGGTCACGCGACTGAAACAAGTCGGCGCGTATGAAGAAGCCGCAGTAGTGGCCGCGAACATCGGCGCGGCAAAGGTCGGATATTGGAAACCGGGCGAGAGCTCGAATATGGGACCCGGCGATATCGCCGACAGCAAGGGCGATGACGGTGAGTATTTCTTCGATTTCGAGCCGGGCGATATTCGTGTGGGTCCGCGCGACGCGGAACTGAAAACTATCGACTGGCAGTATCCGCACGAACAATACGAGCCGTTCACGAAGGCGATGCTGCGCGGGCTTTCCGCGGGTCTCGGTGTTTCACATGCGAGCCTCTCGAACGATCTATCGAGCGTCAATTATTCGAGCATTCGCACGGGTATGGTCGGCGAGCGCGAAATCTGGATAGGGTTGCAGAACTGGTTCGTGGAGTCGTTTCTCGAGCCGGTGTATTCCGAGTGGCTGCGCTGGGCACTCGGCACCGGAAACGTGACGCTTGCAAGCGGCGCCGCGATTCCCGTTGTGCGGTACGAGAAACTCAACATGCCGCAGTTCATCGGCCGCAGGTGGGGATGGGTCGACCCGAAGAGTGACATTGAGGCAACCATCATCGCGATCAACAACGGATTGACGTCGCGCACGGCGATAGCTGCGGAACAAGGTCGCGACCTGCAGGAAGTGTGGGCCGACTTGGCACGCGAGCAGGATATGGCGCGAGAGATGGGAATTACGCTGGCGCTGCCTGTCGCCAGTTCTGGAAAAAACGAGGGAACTGACAATGCGAAAGCAGAAGGCGCGGATTCGCCCGCGTGAAAATATCCGCCTGGAACGCTCTTTTGCGTTCGAGCGCGAGGCAGTAGACGATGAAGCACGCACGCTTTCGGTAGCGTTCTCATCCGGTTTTGCAGTCGAGCGATATTGGGGAACCGAAATCCTCTCGCATGATCCCGGCGCAATGCGCCTGGGACGGCTCAAGGATAGCGGCCCGGTGCTGCTCGATCATTCAGCTCGTGATCTGGTGGGCGTCATCGAAGACGCGGAGATTGGCTCCGATGGCAAGGGACGCGCTGTTGTGCGTTTCGGCCGGAGCGCGCTGGCCGAAGAAGTCTACCAGGACGTGAAGGACGGTATCCGCACGAAGATTTCGGTCGGGTATGACGTCCATAAATGGCAGGTCGACGAGAGCACGGAGACTTTCCGCGCGATCGATTGGGAACCATTTGAGATCAGTTTCGTTTCGATACCTGCGGACCCGACGGTAGGGGTTGGTCGCTCCGCGCAACCCGTAACCAGCCCCGAACATCAGGAGATTGCAAAGATGGAAGACGAAGTGAAGCCGGCCGTCACAGTTGATGTGCGCGCTGTGGAAAGCCAGGTGCGTGAGCGCGAGATTGCGCGCATCCGCGAGTTGGAGAACGTGGGCCGCACGTTCAAGGATCACGACGGCGAGGATCTCGCGCGCGAGGCGATTAGCGCCGGCAAAAGTGTCGGCGATCTGCAGGCGGCGATTCTGGAGCGCGTGGGACGCAAGCCTGTGCCGAAAGCAGACATCGGCTTGACCGAGACGGAAGTGCGTTCCTATAGTCTCGTGAGGGCAATCAACGGCCTGCTCGCGGTGACCACGGGCGATCGTCGCGCGCGTGAGGCCGCAGCGTTCGAGTTCGAGGTGAGCGAAGCGGCTGCGAAGGTCGACAAGAAGGAAGCGCGCGGCATCATCGTGCCGTGGGACGTGCTCTACAAACCAGAGCTTGAGCGCATGAAGCGCGACCTGACGACTTCGGTGGCTAGCAACACATCGAAGTTCGGCTACTCGGTAGCCACGAATCTGCTCGCGGATTCGTTCATCGACGTACTGCGCGCGCGTACCGTGGTTGGCCAGCTCGGCGCAACGATGCTGCCGGGTCTCGTGGGCAATGTCGCAATTCCGCGCCAGAACCTCGCGAGCACGGTCTATTGGGTGGCGGAGAATAGTGCGCCGACCGAGGGCGCACCGACACTCGATCAGGTCGCGCTTTCGCCGAAGACCGTAGGTGGCTTTGTCGATTTCAGCCGCAAGCTGATGCTGCAGGGCACGCCGGGCGTCGAGGGCCTGGTACGCAATGATCTGACGCGCGGTATCATGACGGAGGTTGACCGCGTGGCGCTGGCGGGCACGGGGTCCAACACGCCGACGGGTGTGCTGTACACCACTGGTATTGGATCGGTGACCATCGGAACGAACGGTGGCGCGCCGACGTGGGCTCATGTGAATCAGCTCTGGCGCGAAATTGCGATCGACAACGCGGACATGGGATCGCTGTCCTACGTGACGAACGCGCAAGTGGCGTACAAGTTGCGCACGACGTCGCGGCAGTCGAGCGGTGTTGAGGGCAACTTCATCATGTCTCCCGAAGGGAACACGCTTGCCGGATTCCCGGTGGCGATCACGCAGCAGATTCCGGCGAACCTGACAAAAGGATCGGCGAGCGGCACGCTGTCGGCAATGCTGTTCGGCAACTGGACCGATCTGCTGATCGGCATGTGGTCTGGCATCGATCTGCTGGTTGATCCGTACACGGGATCGAGCGCCGGAACGGTGCGCGTCGTGGCGTTCCAGGATTTGGACGTGGCCGTGCGTCATCCGGAATCGTTCGCCGAGTGCAACGAGATCCTGCCGACGTAATTGCGCGATCTGGTGGAACTGAGGGACTCTCACCGCGGACGGCCTTGCGCCGTTCTCGGTGGGGGGCCCTCACTGCCGGCGCAGGTGCGTCGACTGGCAGGAGACGAACTTCTGATCGGCGTCAATCAGCACGCGTTGCTGTTGGCGCTCGATTACATCGTGTTTCAGGATGCGGCCGTGTTCGATCTCGTGAAAGATCATCCGGCGCAGCGGATCACGCAACACCGGGATCTTGCGGATATCTGGTCGGGCATTGCGCCAGATTTTCAGTTTTCGGGTGGAACGGCGGTGTGGGTGGCTGACTTTTTCGGCTGCGCACCGATCATCCTTTGCGGCATTGACGAATACAGCGCGGACAGACGCTATTGGCATTCGATCGAACGTTGTGGCGCGCAAGTATCGGACCGGCGCGCGTGGGTGCGAGTCCGGGATCACTGTCGTGAGCCGACCGCGGTACGCGCGATGGACGGCCCGCTGGTGGAATTGTTTGGAGGTGTCGAGTGAAAGTCGAAATGATGCGGTCGCGAATGGGTGAGGACGGGCAGACGCTGGAGGCAGGTCGCGTCTATGAGGTGGAGAGCCGCTTCGCGGTATGGCTGATGAACAGGGGTGCGGCGCGTCCCTACAACCCGCCAAAGACCGCGGAATCGCCCGTGCATGTCATGACAACCGATGCCGCTGCGGCCATTGTGCGTGGATCAAAAATCCGCAAGGGCGAGTGAGATCGCCAAGTATGCCCGCGCGTACTCGAACACTGATTATCGAATGGGCGATAGCCGCATGGCGGCCGTCCGCAGATTGTTGTCGGGTGCCTCGCCTGGCTCGCTGCTTGACGTGGGCGGCGGTCGTGGTGAGACGCTCGCGATAGCGCGCGCGCTCGGGTTTGGCCCGATTACTGCGACAGAGGTTGTGCCGGCCCTGCTACAAGCCGGGTGGATAGAGGCCGCGCTTCCGGAGCCGCTACCGTTCCTCGCTGACGCGTTCGATGTCGTGACGTGTTTCGATGTGCTCGAGCACCTGCTGCCAGACGATGCAGATGCCGCGATCGCTGAACTGGTTCGCGTGGCCCGACGCACGCTATTCGTGACCGCGGCTGATTACTCGGATGTTTGGCACGACGTGGAGCTGCACGTCGGTCGGCGACCCTACGAAAAATGGGACGCGTTGATTCGTCGGCATGGCCGGGTGACGGCGATGGGAGACAGCGGCAGCGGGCAGGCATGGAGAGTGGATTGCGATGCTTGAGAACGACGGCGACAGACTGTTTTCGATTCGCATGAGCGATGGCGTGCCGGTACGGACTGACGCCGGACTTTTCTGCGCGCTGTTTGATCGCGCGTTCGCAGAGGTGTCAATGGGTGACATCGAGATGGAAGGCAGGCGGCCGGTGTTGATCTGTCGCAGTTGCGACGTTGTGGCGCTTCGCAAGGACGCGACCGTTGACGTCGAGGGGCTTAATTTGAAGGTCATGCGTCTGGAGCCTGACACGCCTGCGCCTGGCTGGACCACGGTATTGCTGCGGGAGTGACATGCATCGCGCGCTGGAAATCGTGAACGCGGCGGTCGCGCTGTTGCAGGCGAATACGAATCTCGCGGCGAGCGTGTACGCGCATCGGGTGCTGTCGCTCGCGGCCGAAGAACTGGAAGTACCTGCGGTGTCGGTGCGCATGGGCGTCGACACACCATCCTCGGGCAGCGGGCAGAGCTCCCTGTCGTTCATCGACAGCGAACTGGAACTGTCCGTCGATTTGTGGGCGCAGGACGTGTCGGAGCAGGACGTGCTGGAAAAGTTGCTCGAGTTGCGCGCTCAGACGCATATCAGTTTGCAGGCTGATTTCACGCTCGGTCTCGCCTACGTCACCGACACGGCTTACGGCGGATCGTCCGCGCCTGATCTTGATCCCGGCGGTGCGCGCATTGCCGGGCACATTTCCACGCGGTGGACCGTGCGCTATCGCATGAACTACACCGACCCGAACTAGGAGACGACGATGAGCCACGGTCTGATCAAGCGCGAGCTGATCCAGGCGGAGATCGAGATAACCTACGGCACCGACCCCACGCCCGCGGCGACCGATGTTGTGCTGGTGCGTAACATCGCACATACGGCCGACCGGCTGCGCATGGCGCGTCGTGGGGCGATCCGCACGAGTCTCGGCGAATTGCAGCACATCTACGGCGGATCGCTCGAGGCGATTTCGTTCGAGTGCGAAGTGAAGGGCTCAGGCACTGCGGGCACGGCGCCGGAAATCGACGCGTTGCTGCGCGCCTGCGGGCTGAAGGTCGCCACCGTGGCTTCGACTTCTAACACCTACTCGCCGACATCAACCAGTCTCGAAAGCTGCACGATCCACTACTACGAGGCGGCTGCTGGCGCGAACACGCAGGTGCGGCACATCCTCACCGGCTGTCGGGGCAACGTCGAGTTTGTGTACACGACTGGCGATATTCTGCTCGCGCGCTTTTCGATGGTCGGAACGCGATCGACGCCGACTGATCAGACGCTGCCGACGCCGACCTACGACGCGACCGTGCCGCAAGCTGTGAAGGGGTTGTCAACCACGATCGGTGGCGTGGCGAATCTCGTCATCCAAGGCTACACGCTGAACCTCAACAACGAGATCATCGTACCTGACAATCTGAACGACACAGAGGGGTACGGACAGATCATGATCGCAGGACGCGATCCGACGCTCGAACTGACGCGTCACAACGAACTCGTCGCGACCATCGCGCCGTGGGCGGACATCATCGCGGGAACGGCGCGTGCGTTCGTATCCGGCACGCTCGGCAGCACCGCAGGAAATCGCATCGCGCTCAACGCCGGACAGATGCACTATCGCGGTATTGCTCCGAGCGATGACAGCGGCATTCGCGCGGCGACGTATTCGTTCGGCCTGCATGAGACGAGCACCGTCGACACTGAATTCACGCTGGTCTTCACCTAATGGAACTCGCGAAGAAACTCGAACCGGCATGGTTCGATTACGAGGACGCAGGCTTTCTGTGCAAGCCGCTCACGGCCGCGCAGAAACTCAGCGCGTTCGCCGCGATTGAGTCCGAGGATTACGGCCAAGCCTACGCGCGCATGGTCAGATCGGCGGTCACGGACTGGCGCGGCATCA